TGCTGCAGCTGCGCCGCGATCGGCTCACCCTCGCCGGTCTCCATGGAGGTGATGATGATGTCCGGATTCAGCTCCACGACGGCTTCGAGCGACAGGCTGGGCCACTGACCGCCATTCTGCCCTTCGATGAGAGCGGCCGCGTCACGGCGGTGGAGCCGACGGAGCGCAACGACTTCCACCGGACGGTGGAGGAGTGCATGATCGTCGCCAACGTCTGCGCGGCGAAGTACCTGCGCAAGCACAAGGTGCCCTCCCTCTACCGGGTCCACGAGCGCCCCAGCGAGGAGAAGCTCGAGCAGCTGCGCGGCTTCCTCGCCGAGGTGGGCCTGCAGCTCGGCGGCGGCGACGAGCCCACCGGCCTCGACTACGCCGAGGTGATGCGGCAGGCCAAGGAGCGCCCGGACCGCCACCTCATCGAGACGGTGATGCTGCGCTCGATGCAGGCCGCCGAGTACCGGCCGGACAACGCCGGGCACTTCGGCCTCGCCCTCGAGGCGTACACCCACTTCACCTCGCCGATCCGCCGCTATCCGGACCTCATCGTCCACCGCGGGATCGGCCACGTCATCGACGGCCACAAGGGCTCGAGCTTCCCGGTGAGCCACGACGACCTGCTCACCCTCGGCGAGCACTGCTCGATGACCGAGCGCCGCGCCGACGAGGCGACCCGCGATGCGGAGATGACGCTCAAGTGCGAGTACCTCGCCGACCACCTCGGCGACGAGCTCAACGGCATCATCGCTGCGGTGACCTCCTTCGGGCTGTTCGTCGAGCTCGAGGGGGTCTACGTCGACGGGCTGGTCCACATCACCAACCTCGAGAGCGACTTCTTCCACTTCGACGCCGTCGGCCACCGCCTCCTCGGCGACCGTACCGGCAAGGAGTACCGGCTCAGCGACCGGGTCCGGGTCCGCGTCGCCCGCGTCGACAAGGACGACCGCAAGATCGACCTGGAGATGATCGCCCATCCGGTGGACGCCGAGGGCAATCCCGTCGGCGACGGCAAGCAGTCGTCGCGGCGCAAGAGCAAGAGCAGACAGAGGAGTCCAAGAAATTCTCGCAAGAGGAGCTTGACGCCATTGTCAGCAAACGGCTTGCAAGAGAACAGCGAAAGTGGGAAAGGGAAGTGCGGATGCGGCAGGAGCAACAACCTGCTAGCCCAAGGGAAGTCCCGCCGGCTGACCAGTTTGAATCGGTTGAAGCGTATGCTGAAGCATTGGCAGAACGCAAAGCCTATGAATTGATGCAGCAGCGCCAAGCCCAAGAGCAGCAACAGCAAATCCTTGAGTCTTATCACGAACGTGAAGAAGAAGCTCGGGCTAAGTATGATGACTTTGAACAAGTCGCATACAACCAGAACGTCCCAATCACCAACGTGATGGCTGAAACGATTCAAGCCTCCGAAGTTGGCCCCGATGTAGCTTACTACTTGGGTTCCAATCCGAAAGAAGCTAGTCGTATCTCCAAACTGTCGCCCTATCTTCAGGCCAAAGAAATCGGGAAGATCGAAGTCAAATTGACTGACAATCCGCCCACCAAGAAAACGTCGAGCGCCCCAGCGCCGATTGCCCCTGTGAACGCACGCAGTTCATCAGGTAAGGCCGTAGATACAACTGACCCGCGTTCCGTTAAGGAAATGTCAACGTCAGAATGGATTGAGGCTGAGCGTATGCGGCAAATTAAGCAATGGGAAGCGAGGCACAACCGCTAACTTTATAGGACTTAATCATGGCTAACAATATCTTAACCATTGACATGATTACCCGGAAATCCCTCGAGATCCTCGAGAACAACCTGGTAATCACCCGCAACGTCAACCGTCAGTACGACGATTCTTTTGCCGTTCAAGGCGCCAAAATCGGTTCAACCCTGCGTATCCGCCTGCCGGATCGTGCGCTTGTGACCGACGGTGCAACGCTTAGCGTGCAAGACGACAACGAGCAGAACACGACTTTGACCGTTGCGTCGCAAAAGCACATTGGCATTAACTTTACCACTGAAGAATTGACCATGCAGTTGGACGACTTTGCTGAGCGTGTGCTAAAGCCTCGCATTAGCCAGTTGGCCTCTACGGTTGACGCAGATGTGGCTAATGCGTTCAAAGACATCGGCAATTCGGTTGGCACGCCCGGCACCACGCCAGGCACTTCGGCTGTTTTGTTAGCTGCTCAGCAAAAGCTAAACGAAAACGCTGCTATGATGTCGCCCCGTTACGCCACCGTGAACCCAGCCGCTAACGCTGGTTTGGTTGAAGGCCTGAAGGGCTTGTTTAACCCCACCGATACCATTTCCCGCCAGTTCAAGAACGGCATGATGGGCATGGGTGTTTTGGGCTACGACGAGATCAACATGTCTCAGTCAATCAAGCAATTCACTTGCGGCACACGCGACGCCACCGGCGGCTCGACTTCGGCTGCTGTAACGGTTGAAGGTGCTACCACCATCGCTATCACCGGCGCCGGCAACGGCGACACGGTTAAAGCAGGCGACGTGTTTACGGTTGCTGACTGCTTTGCGGTTAACCCACAGACGCGTGAGTCTACCGGCTCGCTGTTCCAGTTTGTCGCTTTGGCTGACGTCACCCTTGACGGCTCAGGCGCAGGTAACATCACTGTTGCACCGATGTACTCGGCATCTGAAGCGCTTGCCACGGTTAACGCTCTGCCAGGCACAAGCAAAGACGTCACGTTTGTGGGCGGCGCAGGCGTTCAGTATCCGCAAAACTTGGTGTACCACAAGGATGCGATTACGTTTGCCACGGCTGACTTGGTTATGCCACAGGGTGTGGACATGGCTTCACGCCAAGTGCATAACGGCATCTCGATGCGTATTGTTCGTCAGTACGACATCAACAATGACCGTATGCCTTGTCGTGTGGATGTGCTCTACGGTTACAGTGTAATCCGTCCGCAGATGGCCGTTCGTATGTGGGGCTAAACAAGCTGGGGGGCTTCGGCCCCCGCTTGTTGTCTTAACTTATTCTGAAAGGAAAAATCATGACGTATCAAACTTCTGACGGCAACGCTGCCGAGCCAAAATCACTAGGCGGCAATGTTTTGCTTTCTAACACCGGTGCAGGTTTGTACTTTTTGGACACCGCGGTTACTGCTGGTTCAACAGCCACGACCGCAGCTGCTGGTTCTATCGGTGTAACAACCAACGCCACTGGCTTAGGTGATCTGTTTATTTCTGACGGTTCCGTTTGGCAATTTGCTGCCGTAGCCTAAGCGCAATAAAACCGCCCTTCGGGGCGGGTTCTTAAAGGAAAAACTATGGCTAATACCAAACCTGTTGGCGTAGCGTACTCAGATCCTTTGCTAGACGGCGCGCGTTTTGTACCTGAAGTGGCGGCTAACACTGCTGCTTTGACAACCATTACGTTTGTTGCCCCCGGCACTCCTGACTACGCTGTGCAAGACTTGACCAATTCTGGTGGCTTTGGTTTCGCAACCAAAGACGAAGGTAATTCGGTTTTGTCTGTTATCGCAAACTTGCAAGCCCGTGTTGCGCAGCTTGAGTCTAAGCTCGCTACTTACGGTCTGTTGCCTTAACTGTAGGGGGTTTAGGCCCCCTATTTTAGGATTCCTATGGCTGTCATTTACCTAAAACACGCAAAGCACGGCGCTAAAGTAGCGATTTCCCGAGAGGAAGTGCAAGCCGACAAGGCTAACGGATGGGTGGAATTTGACCCATCAGCACCTAAAGTTGAACCCGTTGTTGCTAAATCTTTACCCCAAGCAGTGCCCGACACTGACACGGTTGTTAATACACTGCCAGCACGGCGCAGCCGAGGCCGGCCTAGAGCAGAACCGCAAGGAGAGTAAGCATGGCCACAGCCGGGGACATCATCAATGGTGCGTTGCGCCTAATCGGGCAGCTAGCTGAAGGTGAAGCACCCTCGGCTGACACTGCACAAGACGCGCTAGCGGCCATGAATCAAATGATTGATTCGTGGAACACGGAGCGCTTGGCAGTCTACACCACGCAGACGCAAGAATTTGTCTGGCCACCAATGCAAGACAGTCAGACCATCGGCCCAAGCGGTGATTTTGTGGGCGTCAGACCCGTGTACTTGGAGGAATCAACGTACTTCAAAGACGGTGAAAACGGTTTGTCGTATGGCGTAAAGATTATCAACCAAGAGCAGTACAACGGCATTGCGCTAAAGTCCTCCACAAGTTCGTACCCGCAAGTCTTGTGGGTCGAGCAGACTTTTCCCGACACAACGCTGCACGTCTACCCAGTGCCTACTAAAGCCCTTGATTGGAAGATCGTGGGCTTGGTGCAGTTAGCGCAGCCTGCTGTGTTAGCCACTGAGTTGGCGTTCCCGCCAGGCTATTTGCGAGCGTTTCGCTACAACTTGGCGTGCGAACTTGCACCTGAGTTTGGTGTTGAGCCGTCTATGCAAGTCATGCGCATTGCCATGACAAGCAAGCGCAACCTAAAGCGGGTAAACAACCCAGACGACATCTTGGCCATGCCGTACTCAATCATATCGAGACGTCATCGTTTTAACGTGTACACGGGTAATTACTAATGAAGTCGCCGATTCTCGGGTCAGCGTATGTAGCGCGGTCGGTCAACGCGGCTGACAACCGGATGGTCAATTTGTTTCCGGAAATTGTGCCTGAAGGCGGTAAAGAAAGAGCGTTTTTACAGCGCGCCCCCGGCCTGTCTACGCTCACCGCACTTGGGCTTGGCGTAGACGCGGTGCGCGGTTTGTGGACGTTTGGCGGTTTTCTGTATGCTGTGTGTGGTGATAAGCTCTACAAGATTGACGACAGCTACACGGCTACCGAGCTTGGCACGATTGCCAACACAGGGCCAGTTAGCATGGCTGACAACGGCACACAGATGTTCATCGCCGCTAACGGCCCAGGCTACATCTACAACGCAACCACCGATGTCTTTGCACCCATCACTGACCCAGACTTTACTGGCGCCGGGTCAGTCGCTTACCTAGATGGCTACTTTGTCTTTAACGAGCCTGACAGTCAGCTTATTTGGGTGACGCAGTTGCTTGATGGCACGTCGGTTGACCCGCTGGATTTTGCCTCTGCTGAAGGTGATCCTGACAACGTGGTGGCGCTTATCGCTGACCACCGTGAGCTGTGGGTCTACGGCACGAATTCAGTAGAAGTCTGGTACAACTCAGGCGCAGCAGACTTCCCCTTGCAGCGCATTCAAGGTGCGTTTAACGAGATCGGGTGCGCGGCGCCTAGTTCGGTAGCCAAGCTAGATAACGGGCTATTTTGGTTAGCCAAAGATGCGCGCGGTCAGGGTATGGTCTACCGAGCCAATGGCTACACTGGGCAGCGCATATCAACACACGCTGTAGAGTGGCAGATTCAGCAATACGGCAACATGGCCGACGCTATTGGTTACACCTACCAACAAGACGGCCACAGTTTCTATGTGCTGGTTTTCCCTAACGCCAACACCACTTGGGTTTACGACGTGGCCACCGGTGCTTGGCACGAACGTGCTGCTTGGCATAACGGCGACTTTACCCGCCATCGCGGTAACTGCCAGGTTTTCTTTAACGAACAAACTATCTTGGGCGACTTTGAGAACGGCAAGCTCTACGCTTTAAGTCTTGACGTGCACGACGATGACGGCGCGCCGCAGCGCTGGTTACGCTCGTGGCGGGCGTTGCCCACCGGCACTAACAACTTAAAGCGCACGGCGCAGCACAGCCTACAGCTTGATTGCCAAACAGGTGTTGGGCTAAACCTGGGTCAAGGCTCAG